ACTCCTCGAAGGGTTTCCTTGTAGTTATAGATCTTCGTATTGATCCCGTGCGGGATATAAACCGACTCGATCCCCGCTTCGTCCATTAGCTCCTTGCCGTTAGGAGCCATAGCGATCGGGGTTACGTTGTCCTTGCGTAGATTCTCGAGGACTTTAGGAGGGATCCCTAGGTGGTCTAGGGGAACCCAACTAATCATTTGGTGATCGTTTAGTTGGGGATTTTGGTAGACCCAAAGATCGTAAAGGGTAAAGATCGCGGACTTGAGATCGGGGTGAGCCGAAGTAAAGTGCTTATGAAAGGCGGGTAGCACGTCGTCCGAATAGCCCGAGAAGGATCTAGGGTAATGCTTGATCTTGCCCGTTCGGATCTTGAGATCCTCGATCGCGCCCTCGTGTCCGTAGTTGCTCATACTCGCGACGGTAAGTCCCGACTTGAGCATACGCTCGATTAGCTGTTCTGCTTGTTGTCCGTATCCCGTCGTAACGCCGGGAGTATTACTTGCGAAAGATATCGCGCCCTTGATTTTGTTGTCTGCTGGCATACCAACAGGCTAACACAAACAAAAGAAAATCCCGAGCGGTAACCAGCCGAACCGCCCGGGACTTCTTTAGTTCGAAGACTAGCTTGAGTAGCCCTCGAATACCTTTACGTGACCTGCGTGAGCAAGCGCACCGTCCAGTCTCATCAAGAACCGGTAGGTGGTGACATCTTGGTTGAACGCATAGTCAGTCGAGGTTGCTACCTGCATACCGCCTGCGACGCGTACCTTGAATGAAGGTAGGTGTCCGAAGGCAACGCTGAGCGTACCCGATCCGACCGAAGCCATAGCGGGGTTCTCCACGATCTGGTAACCAGCGAAGGTGTCTGGCGCACCAACGTTCACCTGATACAGGAAGTTTCCTGCGTCGTCCTTGAGACGGCGGATACGACCAATGGTCGTACCGTTTGCCATATAAGCAACTCCGGGGAGTCTGCGTGCAGCTCCGTCGAGGCTGTACTGAAGATCGATTAGATCGTCAGCGTCGAAGGATCCGTCGGTTGCGGTTCCAGTTACGCCAGTAGCTGCGCCAGTAATGATACCTGTCGGCTCGACCGTACCGGTACCGGTGGTCAGTACCTCGTTGATCTTGTAGCCCAGTCCGTTACCTGCCTGCTGAGCGAGGTGACTCTGGATATTGAATCCTGCGTCAGTTACTAGCTCATCTGCTACCTGAACCAACAGACCGTACTTGTATGCGCCAAGAGTAATAGACGCATATGTTGGATCGTCTGCCGTAAGCGCGGATCCAGCTGCGGTCTGAGTTGCTGTGCTGTAAGCAGTCAGGGTTGGAATGGTGAAGTCCTCGCCAGAGGTGGTGTTGAATACCTCGGAGACGTCCAGCATCGGGCCCACGAGCCGGGCCACGTCATAGACCTCGTTGTAAAAGGACTTGGGTACGGTGTTGTCGCTAGGGACTAGGGTACGAGCCTCGAAGTTGTGCATACCGCCACGAACTCCTAGGTCGCGTAGGATCTCGTTAGCCGAACGCTCCTCGGAGACAGCAGGGACAAAACCCTTAGCTGCTACGGAAGCCTCGATCTTGCGCTCCTCGTTACGCTTGGCGATAGCAATAGCCTCGTCAGCGCGACGAACGTCGTCTTCGATCCTGTCGATTTTCTCTTTTACTTCGGCGTCGATTCCACCACGTGCCTCGGCGTCGTCCAGTGAAGACTGGATCTGCTCGATCAAGTTAGCGCGTAGTTCCTCCTGAGCCTTGATAAATTCGCTCATTTATTGAACTCCTGTTAGTTAGTTATCTTTTGATTCGGTGGCGGTGACGCTCAACCTCGATCGGCGGTAACGCTCAGATCTACGTACAAGCATAACAACGGGGACGACACGCGGGTAAAAGAAGAACCCCGCCGAAGTCCGACGGGGTTCCCCAACCAAGAAAAAAAGTATTTACTTATAGAGATAGCTACCTCGGTAGTCCGACTCTGCCACTACCTTATTGATATCTTCGAGCGATTGCAATACGTACTTAGAGGCTAGGTCGTTACCCCACTTAGCGGGACGCGTCCAGCTATCGGGCTTTACTAGACGACCCGTCTCCTTCTCGATAAAGGCGTGAACGTGTCGATTGCCTTCTTCGTTGTTTACGATCTTGTCGAACTTGCGCCCTTCCTCGACGACGTACTCGAAGTCCTTCTTTACGTCTTTGAAATCGAAGATCGAGGTAGTGCTGTGCTTCTCGCTTAGCTTCTGAGCGAATACTGTTGAGATCCAAGTTTCCATTTTGGGACTCCTTCCTTTTGTGTTGTCTAAATAGTAAGGTGCGGGATCTTATCTGTCCAGCTTCTTACGGCTGGGCTTGATCCAGTAGCCTCGGATAAACTTCTCGCCCTGCTTGGACGATTCGTAAGTATCCCGAAGCTTGCCGTCGATAACCGCTGCAAGGTGGCTATCGAGTTGAACGATTACCTTCTTGCGCTTCGGAAGGTTGTCCTTGCGGAAGCGAAGCTTGCCCTTGGGGTAAACGCGCTTCCAGCCAAGACCCTCGAGGTACTTGCCGTAGACGGCAGGGTGAGTCCCTTGTGTTGGGTGAGGGTTAGATCGGGAGTACGCGTTCCAGTAGAGGATCTTCTGCTGAAGGTAGAGATCCCCAAGTACCTTCTTGTACGGGATCCCCGTCGCGATTGCGATCGCCCGAGGGACGCAGTCTCCGACGCCCTTAGCTCGGTATCCTGCTTCGGCGCGACCGCCGTCGTCGTAGATAAAGTCGTTCTGCATTACGCTGCCCTCCTCTCTGCGAGGAGGTTCGCGCCCGTCTTGTTTTTGGAGTGAACGCGTACGACTCGATCGACGCGGAAGGATCGCATCTGCTCGCGACCCGAAGGTCCACCCCAGACGTCGATCCACTCGGTAGAGGGCTTGCGGACTAGCTTTACGAAACGGAAGCGTCCCCGCTCGCCTTGGATCTTTAGCTCGGTACGAGGCTTGACCTCGCGACCATTGATCTTGATCTCTAGAATTTCTTCGAACACTTGGTTTCCTTTCCTTTGTGTTGTGACAAATCTATCGAAGATCCGCGCCCTGTCAAGGAAGTTTCAGGAAAAATCGTAAAACGTTATAGATCCGTTATATAAGAAAACCCCGCCGGAGAAAGGAATAAAACCGACGGGGCGAACGCGTTACTTATCTCTTTTCGGAGATCTCAATTACTCGCGTTTCTTTGCTCGGGTTCGGAGTCTTGTCCTGCGACTTAGCTTCGTTCTTCCCGAGAATTGCGTCTACGATCGTATCGAGGTGATCGACGATCGCGCCTGTTTGCGGATTGCCTAGGGCGTCTAGTACCGCCTTCTTAGCTTGATCTTTATTCATTATGCCTTCTTCAGTAGGGTTTCGAGTTTCTTCTTCTTGAGTGCAAGCCAAGCCTCGCCGTCGAACTCTGGCTCTGTATTCTCCTGTACCTCCTCGATCGGGGACAAGGTGTCCAAGACCTTAGAGATTAGAGACTTCTCCTCGACCGAGATCGTCTGTCCCGATTCGATCTTTAGTAGGGCGTCCGCTAGATCGTCCGCGTCTACCTCGGCTCGTAGGGCGATCTTGTCTAGACCTCGAACGGTAGCGGTTCCTGCGGTCGCGCTATATGCGGGGAAAGCAACGATCGATACTTCGTGCAGTCTTACTGCGCGGAGAGTACGCTCGGATCCGTCCTCGTTCCACTCGTCACCGTTGCGAGGTACGGAGAATCCAAATGACATAGAGTCGATATCACCGCGCCTGATCAGCTCGGCGGTATCGCGCCCGAGAGTCGTATTGGGCAACGAAGCCATTACTCGGAGTCCTCGGTCGTCTTCTCTTAGCTGCAAGGTTCCTGCTCGGGTTGATCCGAGTACGGATCCCGTATCGTGGTTCCATAGGATCTTGATATCGTTACGTTGCTTTAGGGATCCCCTAAAAGCTCCCGGCGCGATCTTCTCGCGGAAGGGCAACGGCTCGCTCCAACTATCAAAGACCGCTGCGTAACCCTCGAACGTCATACCGCCCGACTCGTCTTCGCGGATCTCGAAATCTACCGAGCTAGTCCGAGTCTCGATTTTTGACAATGCTTCGCCTTTCGCTCTGCCTTCATTTTCTGCTTCAATTCTACTGACAACGCCTTCTGCGTAGTCGAGGGCGCGTTGGGCGGATCGCTTAGAAGGTCCACTTCCCCAAAGTAAATGAGCGACAACTCCCGCGCTTGGGTAGTCCTCGTTATCGGGATTAGCTGCGGGAGCGTCTAGATCTACGAGATGCCTAGCGATCCAAGCTCGGATCCTTACCCACTTATCGGCGGTAACGGATCCTCTAGCCATAGCTCGAGCTTCGCGGATCGTACGATCGACTACGCCGTCTCCTGCTAAACCTTCCTCGTAATACTTCAGCCCTTGCCTAGCTGCTGCTCGCATATAGGCAGGAGGGCTTAGGTTTACGTCGCGGATCTCGACGGATCTAAGATCCGAGATCTTGTCGAGCGTAGAAAACTTGTGTCCTACTCGGACGTCCGTTTCTTCCCAGCCGTCTTCTGTTTCTTGGTAGACGGCGATAAGGGCTGCGGGGTCGTCTTCGGTTCCGTTGATTTCGAAGCTAGAGTTTGGGACGTTGATAGATCCGTCTCTTTCGATTTCGACGATTCGACCTTGGGCTTCTCCGCCCGAGGCTTCCCAACGAACAAAGTCTCCGACGGAGAGTTCGTCTGGGGCTGCCCTTTTCGATCTGGAATAAGTACCACCGGGTTCGATCCCTTCCTCTATTGAGATCGCGATCATTTGATCGATCGCGTCTTCTTCTGTTTCGTGGCAAGCAATTAGCTCGCCGTCTTCTTTTACGACCGCCCAGTTTGGGCAATCGCTCGACTCGTTAGTAATAAAGTATGGCATTAGTCGCTTTTCTTGATCGCTAAGACTCCAAGCTCCAACCCGCTCGGATCCGACAAGGCGTAAAGCTGATCTCCCGGGCGAAGCGTCATAGTAATACTTTCGCCGGGATCTAGGTGAAGACTGTTGCCTGTTCCGACGCTCGCTCCTCCGATATAGATATATTCGTTCGAGCTTTTGGTCATATTGTGAAGGTGAACCTCTTGGGGCATATTGTCGTTTGGTACGACAAGGCTAGGAGCCGTTCCGAGGGTATAGAGGTTATGTTCGATCGGCATTAGGCGTCTCCTAAGTAAACACTTTCGGGATCGGCGGGATCGATAGTCGCGACCTGTTGCAACTGCGTACTTGGTACGCCCGTGTGTTCGATCGCGGGGAGTTGCATAGCTTCGAGTACGGCTGCGGGATCGTAACCAACCATAACGAGATCGCGAGCCATTTTTACTCTCTGCGCTTGTCCCGTTAGTTCGGCGTCCTCGACGTTTACGTTAGCGAGCGGTACTCGTACGGTATCCGCGCTTGGGTCGTCGATCCTTCCAAGATTCTCGAATCGGCGAATATCGTTTACGGTATAGAAGCCCGCCTGAAGCCCGACGCTATAAGACTGGTTACGCGTTGCGTAATCGGCTCGTAGAAGCCCGTCTAGCGAGAACTTGATATAAGCCCTCTCCCCGCCTTGATAACGCGTTAGAAGGGTACTCATAGCTCCCTCGATCTTCTCGACCAAAGGACGTATGCAATACTTCACAAACATAAGCGAGTTCTGCTCGACGCTCGAGTAGGTATTCGTACCGGGAAGGTTTAGGAAGTTGCTCGGGATCGAGAAGGCGCGGGCTACGTCCTCGACCGCTAGGCGTCGAGCTTCCATAGCTTGCGCGTCCTCGGGGTTTACCGAAGTCTGCTTATACTTAGCACCGCCCGATAGGATTCCCGTCTTGTGAGCGCGACGTCCCGAGTTGCGGTGTCTTGCGTCGAAGCCGTCGCCCAAAGCCTTAGCTTGCTCGGCGGTTAGCTTGCCGTCGAATTCAATTACGCCCGTCGGGTTAGCTCCTTGTCCAAAGAATCGAGCTGCGTACTCCTCGAGGGCTAGGGCTAATCCAAAGTTTTCCTTGAGTGCCTCGACTCGACTAATTCCTCGTATGTGTCCGGGGCGAACTAGATCCGTAATGTGAATTACGTCTTCGCTAGTTAGGAGTCGCTTCTCGTTCTCAACTCGATAGCTAACGGATCCTACGCCGTTTCTTTTGATCTCGACGCTAACGGGATTTAGGACGGATAGGTTTACGACCTCGCCCGATCCGTTGGAGAAGACTCGAATAAAAGCGTTACCGTCCAGTAGCAGGCTAGTTACTACGGCGGAATAGAAGCCCGACTTCTCGACGAAGTCTACGTCGGGACGCTGTACCCAAGTAGGAGCGGGACGGAAAGCTCGCTGATCTCCGTCGCGTCGGATATACGCGTCTATTGGTAGCGTCGATACCGTCGAGCTAATTAGCGAGATCGCGCTAAAGACCGCGTTTATTTGTAGGGCGGTTTCTTGGTTTACGAGAGTCGCGGATCTAGTACCTAGTTCGAAGTCCGCTCCCGATCCCCAAAGGGTCTGGAAGCTTATGGCTCGCTCCTCGCGGGAGTCGAATAGATTACTTAGCATTTGTGCGCTCCAAGGCTAGACCAAAAAGAACGAGGAAAGTCCCGCCCACGATTAGTCCGGCGGGTACGAATACGATCGCTACCCCGATAGTTATTACCGTCGCTCCGACGGCTTGTAAGATTGTCGACATTTTCACCTATACAAAGAATTCCGGAACTACTTCTTCCATTCTACCTGTTAGCGCTCGATCAACTGCGATAACGCTAGCGACAGCGCCGTCGATCTTACGAGGACTAGACCTATTCTCCTTTACGATACGTGGTCCAATGTTATCCGTTTTTATTACGGTATTCGAGAAGTGCCTTGCTAAAAGCGGATCTCCGTCGTGAACGAGCTTCTCGTCTTGAATAGCGTCGTAGAGTTTCGCGCAAGCGGGAACCATACGTCGAGGGGACGTCGAGGGGAAGGCGACGATCGGAAGTCCGTAGTCTTGTTCGAGTACCTCCATAGTCCGCTCCCAACGAAACGGGTCGCAGGCGATCTCCCTAACGTTGGGGTGCTTAGCGCAGAACTCGATAATCGTCTTCTCAACTTCTCCAATATCGACCTTCCAATTTTCGTCGTGTATTTGGACGTCCTTCTCCCAAGCTCCGACTAGGAATAGCTTTACGGGTTCGTCGTCTTTTGGGATTATCGCTCCGACGACAACCGTCGCGTCGTTGTTGAAAGATCCGTCGAATCCAAGAATAATTTCGTCGTCCTCCGAGATCTCGAAGTCTCTAGATCTAGATTCCCAAAGACCTTCTGGTAGCCAGCTATCGCGGGAGCTAACGAATTGATTACACCGCTTAGTACGGAATTGATTCTCGGGAGTACGGCGTACCGCGCTTTCGAAATCCTCGATCGCGTTTAGATCTCCAAAGCCGGGGTTAGCTTCTTGCCAAGTTTCTTTAGATCTCCAGTCGCCTTCAGATTCCCACCAAGCCATAAAGAAGCTAGGATCCTCGACTTCGCCTCGAGCGACCTTCTCTCCGTACTGTTTCAAGTTATAGGCAATCGAATCCTTACCCGTAGAGTCAGCTTTTACGCCCGCCGTAGTAATAGCTACCAACGTCGCGAGGTTGCCTCGAGAACCCATAGCGAGAGACATAACGTCGAATAGCTCGCGGTTAGGCTGCGCGTGTAGCTCGTCGAATAGGACGAAGTGCGGGTTTAGACCTTCCTTAGAGTAAGCCTCCGCGCTTAGGACTCGATAGACGGATCCGAGACTAGGGATCTCGATCGCGTCTCGGTAGAGTCTCGTAATTCCCGATAGCTCCTCGCTCGCTTCGATCATCTTGCGGGCGTCCGCGAATACGATCCTCGCCTGCTCCTTCTCCGCTGCGACGCTATACACCTCGCCTCCTCGTGGACCAAGGATCGCGGAGTAGAGTGCCAGTACGGATCCAATGGCGCTTTTGCCGTTCTTCCGGGGCATACCGACGAGGTTAGACCGGTGCTTTAGTCCGCCCGATCCGTCGCTGGCGAAGACGTTTAGGATTAGCTCCTTCTGCCAATCGCGCAAGATTAGCGGAGATCCAGCCTTACCCGCAACGGAGTCTTTTGTAATTATCCCGAACGCTTCGGCGAAATCAATTACTTCGGATCCGCGCCCTTCGACGATTAGATCTTCGGGGACGGGAGTTAGCCATTTAGGAGGCCAGCTAGTTACGCTCATTCCGCCTCGCCATTAGTTCTTCGAGCTTGGACTTAGCCTTTACTTCGGCGACGCCTAGACGCGTACGATCGCTTGGGCTAAACCCAAGAAGCGAAAGATTGCTAACGATCGCTTGCTCGATATAGCGCAACTGCCTCCGTTGCTTAGGATCTCCGTCTCGTAAAACCGTCGCCCTAAGATTCCAACGTTCGTCGATCATCTCGCAAGTCATAAGTAAAAGCTCGAGATCCGTCGTCGGGGATACCCAAGTCGATCCCATATTCCAAACGCGATCCCAAAGCTCGAGTCCGTACTTACCAAGCGGGCGCGGTGGCTCAGGGATCTCTCGTATCGGATCTAGCTGTATTAGCTCGCCCTCCTTGGGCAAGGTTCGCTTCCCCGGGTTGCCTAGCATACGCTTTTGTTCCAAGGGTTTAGTTGGTCGTCCTTTACTCATAGCTTGCTAAAGATCCCGTCGCGAATTGCTTCTCCAATAGCCTTCGCCATTAGAGGCGGGACGGATCTTCCAATTCTCTCTGCTCGTTGTTTGTAAGTTCCCGTTAGTTGAAAGTCCAAAGGAAAGCTCGATAGAAGCCTTAGCTCCTCGAGGGTTAGCTTGCGCTTCTGCGTAGGGTGAACGACGCTAGCCGTCGAAAGGTTCCCAATACTTGCAGTAATAGTTGGACAAGGCTTATGCAGCGAGGGCTTCACAAGCTGAAAGTATTTCGTCGAGCTACTCCCGATCGGAGTTCGATCCCATTCATTCCCGATCGCGAAGCGATCGATTCCAATTTCCTCCCCCGTCTCGGGGTCGTAAAAGTCGTCCGTCTTCTTGATCTCGGGACGATCAAGCAAGACGTCTCCGAGCGTTAGGCTGCTCCTAGAGGGCTTAGGAAAGTAAGGATCGACTCCTAGGTCGTCTCTAACTCCAATAAAAATTACTCGCTCCCTAGCTTGCGGGACGCCGAGAAGGTTCGCGCTTAGGAGTTTCGCCTCTACCTTGTAGCCCTTAGATCGGAGATCTCGCAAGATCTCGCGGAAGTAACCGACGGCTTTACCGCGAACTAGCCCGCTAACATTCTCGGCAACGAAGACCTTGGGCTTGATCTCCTCGATTAGACGCGAGTATTCAAAGAATAGATCGTCGCTAACTTGCTTTAGATCCGAATATTTTTTGTCCTTACCCCAACCCGTAGATCTAGATCCCGCCATCGAGAAGGGCGAGCAAGGCGGAGATCCTTCGAATAGATCTAGATCTCCGACGCCTAGATCTATCGCTTCCAAGATCTCGGATCCTTTTACCTTGCGAATATCGCGATCGTCGAGAATAACGTCGGGGTGGTTAGCTCGATAAGTTTGCCTAGCCTCGGGGACGAACTCGTTAGCCCAACGGAGATCGTAACCCGCAAGCTCGAAGCCTAGGCAAGATCCGCCCGCTCCGCTAAAAGTCGAGACCATTGTTAGACCGTTAGATCCTTTAGCTTTCCGTACGTCGTCCATAGACGGGACTTTATACATCTTTGATACCAATCCAACCCGCGAAATTTAGGTGACGCCAGAACGCGTCTACGTGTTTGAACCCCGCGCTCGTTAGTAGCTCGCGGTTCCAAGACTCGGTAACGGGGACTAGGACGCCCTCGAGAGACTCGCGCTTAGCGTTTATTTGTTCTTGGGTATAGCCGTTTTCGCCCTTGCGATCGTAATAAGTATCGACGAATAGATCGTTAGCGAACGAATCGGATCCGAGGATCTTCTCTACGAGAATAAAAGCTCCGCCGGGTAGCGTCGAGTTATAGACGTTCTCGATTATCTTTTGGCGATATTCGATCGGGGTAAATTGCAAGGTAAGGACGCTGAGAGTAACGCTCGCTTGCAACGGCGGGTAATCGTGCCTTAGATCCGTATCGAGGATCGTCGCATAAGGGATCTCCTTCTGGGACGCTTCTCGCATTGGCTCCGAGATCTCGATCCCGTAATAGTGGAGATCTAGATCCGTAGCTTCGTAGATCCGACGTAAGGCTTGCCCGCGAGAACAACCTAGATCTACGATCGCGGATTTTGGCTTAGCGAATCTAAGGGCTAGCTCCGTCGTCGTCCGACGCATACCTTCGTAATCGGGGATAGATCTAGCGAGCATATCGTCGAAGACCTCCGTAACCTCTTGATCGAATTCCCACTTACCCGAAGCGAGAACTTGATCCCTTACCTCGGTGCGCCGTCCCACTCGTACTCACACTTAGGGCATTTATAGGTTGATTCCTCGAGATCGTCGTAAGACGGAAACTCGGGATCGGGTTCGTCCTCGAGATTTTGTTTGGGGAAACCGACGTCCGCAATATCGAAGTCGATCTCCTCTAGCTCGAGTAGTTGGGTAGCTAGGAGGTTAGAGTCCCACTCGGCAAGCTCGGCGGTTCGGTTATCGGCTAGGGCGTAAGCCTTTACTTGATCGTCTGACCAATCCTCGGGGACGGCAACAGTCGAGATCTCTTTCCACCCTAGAGACTTCGCTGCCTCGAGGGTTCCGTTGCCTGCGACGACTACGCCGTCGGAAGTTACGACGATCGGCTTGCGCTGTCCGAAAGTCTTTAGCGAGCGCCGTATTGCCTCGAGGTTAGCCTCGCTATGTTTGCGGGCGTTGCGCGGATCAAGGCGAAGCGCGTCGATTGGGGTGGCTGATATTTCCATAACGACATTGTCGCACAAGCGATCGGAAAAAGCACGTCGCCCTATTCGAACACTTGTTCTACGGAAAAGCGTATTTTTGCGGTGCTGTGCAAAC